GTGAAATTTATTGATAACAAATTGTATCTCGGATTTTCCGAGATGGTGAATGCTATTGCCAATGCCACAGGCAAAGAGCAGGAAAAAGTAGAGTTGTATTTGCGAAAAGCAAAAAGCACTGGTACCAAATGCTGGACTTTTCTAAACGATCCCGACGATCGCCGCCGCGTATTGGTTCAATATGAAGCGTTGAAAGAAGAGTATAAGAAAATGGTGAAGGAATTGTTCGGTAATCCATATGATTTCATGGCGAAAGAGCCCATTTTAAAAATGGTGCATTCCGATCAAAAAGCCGAAGCCTTCTTTCTTTCCTATACATATAGTGATAACCGGTTTTTACCAACGGAGCATGTAACTAAATATGTAAAAGCGGCCAGCTGGTTAAATATGCTCAATGAGATCAATCGCAACAAAAAGCTCATCAAAAAACAATTGAATGTGAACCTCGATCAGTTCTGGAATAATGTATGCAGCCTTATTAAATCGGAAGGGATTGATCTGCCTGCCAGCTATCAGCGCTTGCGTAATAAAATGACGGAATATCAGGAGAAAGGATATGCCTGTTTGATCGACTGGCGATTTGGGAATTCACTGGCCAAGAAAATTGACGATGATGTACTAAAGAAGTTGCTCGAGCATCCCAATCAATACGACGATGTAATGATCTGTTATCTGTATAACAACTGGGCGCGTCAAAATGACCGGGAAGCAATTGGCGCCCGCATTGTGAGTTTGCGCAGAAAAGAATGGGAACATGAGATCATTGCCAGTCGGGAAGGCTGGAGTGCTTATAACGAGAAATATGTTCGCCAGGTAAAAGGGTTACCCGGCCGCACCATGCATCCCCTCGCGTTGGTTGAATGTGATGATTATAACTTCAATTACTATTTTACTGATCCTGATATGACCGAAAGTGGCAAAGATCTGCAACGCTATGTCGGCTATATAGTCGCCGATAGCAGCATTGGATTGGTATTGGGCGCCAGTTACCGGCATGCCAAAGCACCTGTATTTGATATGGTGCGGGTTGCCTGGCTCGATGCTATGTATTATATCCGAAGCCTCACCGGCGGCGATCAGTGGTACCTGCCCTTTGAAGTAAAAGCCGATCACTGGAATCAAAAAAATGCTTTCCCCTTTTTCAGCAGTATTGCGCGTTTTGTAAAACCAGCCGTGGGTAATAAACACAGAGGCTATATAGAACAACTGTTTGGAAGCGATCATGCAAAGCGGGCCGAAAAACTGGCTGCGCATAACGAGCTCAACTACAATGGTAACAATTTAACAGCCAGGCACACAGGCGTAAATAAAGAAGTGCTCAAGGCCAATACAAAAAGGCGTCCGTTAATTGGGGACAATGCCAGCGGGCAGATCAACAAGTTTTTGTATTACATGCGCAACATGCCGGCCATTACAAAATCTGATCTGGAAGCGCCCAGCCGGGAAGTACAATGGAAGCAACGATGGAACGAATTGAGTGAAGAACAAAAGTGCCCCATTAGCGATCTGCAGTTCCTGCACCTGTTTGGTTTTACCCATGCACCACAGGGACGGTCGATAACTATCACCAACAGGGGCATTGAACCTGTTATCAACGGAACAAAATACAGTTACGATCTGCCCGATTATGTAAATATGCAGCACCTCATTGGTAGCAAGGTTTCTGTGATCTATGATCCATATGACATGAGCCGGGTACTGATCACTGACCATGAAAAGATCCGCTTTATAGCCAGGGAAGCCAATCTGCAACCAAGGGCCCTGGTATATCAGTATGATGGAAGCAGAAAAGCACTGGACCTAATCCTTAATGAAAAGAAAGCCCAGGTGCAAAAGGCAGCATCCCTTTCAGCAGCACGCACGTTTGAAATAGATTCAAAAGCCATCCTGTTTGCCGGGTTAGCACCCAAAGAACTGCTGGCTGAATCGGAGCAGGCCTATTACCGGGAAGAGAACAACCAAACGGAAATAACGGAAGACGAAGCCACTGAATTCAACCTATACAAGAATATTTTTAACCGGTAAAAATTAAACCATCATGACTGAGACAAAAAAGAAGACTGCAATTAAGACATGGACTGTTGCACCTACCAGCGTATTCAATAAACTAACAGCCTATTTCGGCGATGCCCAACAACACCCCCGGGGCATCCATGCAATAATCATAAATGCCAGTATGGGGAAAAGCATTACGGTAAAAGCGTTTGCCGAACAAAAGCCTTCTGTGTATTATGTGTGCTGCCACCGGCACATGCCAATTCGTACGTTGTTGCGCGACATGCTTACCCGCATGGGTAAAGACAGCAGTGGTACTATTGCTGAAATGCTCGACAACCTGGTTCACAATCTTGAAAAAGACAAAGAACCGTTATTCATTATTGATGAGGTTGACAAGCTCAAAGATGAAGTACTGGAAATGTTTGTTGACCTCGAAAACAAATTACATGGCAAATGCGGACTGGTATTTATTGCTACGCCCTATTTAAAAAAGCGCATTGAAACAGGTGTGAACCGCAATAAGCGTGGTTTTACAGAACTCTATAGCAGAATGAAAAAAATATTCTGGGACCTCACACCAGCAAAACAGGAATTTAAAAAAGACGTGTCGCTCATTTGCAAAGCCAATGGTGTAAGCAATGAGCAAACAATAACTGAACTGTATAACAAGTGCGATTACGACCTGCGGGTATTGACCGATCTCATCGTTGCATTCAAAGCTGCTGCCTGATAGTCAGGCACGCCTTCCGATACATAGTATCATCATTACTCTTTAATAACCTCCATGCAACAATTTGTTGCCTGGAGGTTATTGTTTTGTGACAAAGACCGCTTGTATATATTCCATTCAATTACGATTATTGTAGTACGTATGCGCGGTATCAATACACTTTATACAGATATATTCGACCAGTCAAAAGAGTCCACACCCAAAGCCGGCAAAGGCCGCAGCTCCCATTTACATAAAGCCCGCAATGAAGCGCTGGTAAGCCGCTATTTTTACTACGGCAATTTTTTCGACCGCAAACTCAGCTACGAATTCATAATCAAAAAAGTGGCTACAGAATTTTATTTAAGTCCTGTTACTGTTCCCGAGATCATTGAAGCCAATTACAACATCCTGGTTAATCTAAAAAAAGAACAACCTACCATTAAATTCTTCAAAGACAAATGGCCGCACCTGGTGTGGTAAAACACCCCCGCTTATTCGTAATCAAGATCCACGCTGGGCGATCCATTGGTATAAACAGGTGAAGCACTTGTATCTTCAATTGTAGTTGTAAAATATACCGTTCTCACCCTGATGGCATCCTTCCGGTCTTCTGTAATTACCTGTAAACGCGACAATGGTTGTCCGATGGCATTTGCAGCCTGGTCGGTTGGTTGCCAGCCCTGCAGGGCTTTATAAAGCTTTGCTTCAATTTCATAACCAGCAATAGCCTTATCACTAACTGTGTCCGGAGCCGTAACAGGAGGAAACGCCAGGCGCAGTTGAATGGTAACATCTCCCCATTGTCCCATTTCACTTTCATCACCAAAATAAGAGGGCGTAAAATCAATTAATATGCAGGGCCAGGAAATGGCTGGTGTTGAATCGGTATTGTCGATCTGACGCCAATCCTGTTCAACCAGCAATATTTCAGGGACCGCTTGTTGTATGCGGGTTTTTAATGCGAGTAAAAGCAATGAGTAATACGATTGATACATAGTTGCGTGCTTATTATACCTCAAAAATCGCTTATTCAGGGGGCAGTTTAAAAACGCAAAAAGTATGATACCGCAGTTACCTGCGTATATAACCGAAACCGATGCAATGTCATAGATCCCTCATTTTGAAAGCCTTGTTATTCGTTGCAGATTTGTATTGTCAACGGCACGGAACATTTCTACAAATACCGGCAACAACAGTGAAAACACAAGTAACCGGTCAGCCCCGTAAGGCTGCACCCGGATATTTTGAAAACAAACTATGCAGATAAATGAAATGATCGTAAGTGCGCTTACCGGTGTAGCAACAGCAACAGTAACCTGGTATGCCGCCCGTAACAAAAACAAAGCCGAAACCTATGTAAGCGAATTAGATGCAGTTGAAAGAGCTGTAAAGGTATGGCGGGAGTTGGGTGAAGAAATGCAACTGAAATATGAAGCATTACATGATGAAATAGAATTACTGCGTGTAGAGGTTAAAGTATTGCGCGAAGAGAACAGGCAGTTAAAGCAGGAGAACCAGCGACTATTACAACAAATAAATACATTGACCGGTGAAAAAGGCTAATGCAATATTCATAACCATTTTGGCAGTGTATGTTATCATCATGATGACATTGCTGTTTAGCTGCAGAACCAGTAAGCCGGTTGTAGACCAGGTTAAGGACAGTACCGTTATCAAATACTATTACCGGGATACTATGATCACCCTGCCTGGCGATACGGTTCAACTAATTGCCACGGTACCCTGCCCGGAAGCAAAATGGCAGGCTCAGGCGAAGGGCGGAAGATCGATGCTGATAGCCAGTTTGAACAACGGGGAGCTAAGCATCGACTGCAAACAAGACAGTTTATTAGTACGCATATCCTTATTGGAAAAAGAACTCGAACGAAAAACCAACACCATTGTGCGTGTTCCGGTACCGCAGGAAGTGATCCAGTACCGGACGCCCTGGTGGGCTAAAATAGCGCTGGCCTTAAGTCTGTTATTTATAACCGCCTTTTGCATTAAGAACTGGCGATTGGTGATCGAAGGTGCAAAAGCAATTATACAATTCTTTATATGATACTTTCTGCAAGGGCACTTGATATAGCCACTACCCAGATAGGAGTGCACGAAAAAGGCTCCAGTAATTCAGGGCCGGAGGTTGATAAATACCTGAAGAGCGTAGGGCTTACGCCCGGCTTTCCCTGGTGTATGGCGTTTGTATACTGGTGTTATAGCCAGGCGGCACAGGAATCGGGAGTTGCCAATTTTTTGATAAAGACCGGTGGTGTACTCCATCAATGGAATGAGCAGCAACCAGTGAGAAAGATCATACTCGATAAAGTACTTAAAGACCCTGCCATCATTCAGCCTGGCGCCGTATTCATTATGGATTATGGAAAAGGTACCGGTCATACCGGCCTGGTAGAAAAGATCCATGGTTCCTATGTAGATACTATTGAAGGCAATACCAATGATGAAGGAAGCCGGGAAGGCTATGAGGTTTGCCGCCGTACCAGGAGGCTGACATCTATAAAAGGGTTCATTCAATAAAACAGATCATGGACGATCATGACACTTCAAAAATTTAAAATTTTCAAATTCTCATTATGTCATTACCCAAAGTAAGTATTCTCTACAGCAATGGCAACCTGTTACAGGACGTAGATGCTGTAGATGGGATTGCAGCACTCTGCGGAACCGGCTCTACGGCCGGTTTGCTGGGAGTGCCCACAACGGTGTACAGCCTTGAAGATGCCGAAGGCAAGGGTTTTACCGAAGCTGCCGAACCAGACTTATACCGTCATTTAAAAGAGTTTTACGGTGAGTTGTCTGGCAACCAGGAATTACACATCATGCTGGTGCCAAACACCATGACCATGGACCAAATGCTCGACAATACCAATGAAGCCGGTGCCAAGAAATTGATCGCCGATGCGCAGGGTAAAGTAAGATTGCTGGGCGTATTTCATAAACCCGCAGCCGGCTATAATGGCGGTACTGATTTTATCGATACACAGGTAGGTGCAGCTATCACCAAGGCAAAAGCTTTTGCTGAAGCCCGATTGGCTGAACTGGTTCCCATTCGCATTTTGATTGAAGGACGTGTAGTGAATGCCAGTGCCAGCAACACGCTGCAACCTAAGACAAGCAGCAATGGTTATGCCGGCGTAGTAGTCGGTGGTACCCGCCCCGACGGATCTGCATCAGTAGGTTTGGCTTTGGGTAGAGCGGTAAAGTATGGTGCTCATATCAAATTGGGTAAAGTAGCCAATGGCCCGCTTTCTATTACCACAGCCTATATTGGCGACAAACTGATCAAAGATGTTACAGGTTTGGCTGAATTGCACGATGCTGGTTTTATCAGCTTTATGCAACATCCACAAAAGGCAGGTTTCTATTTTGGGATCGACCGCATGAGCAGCTCAGATGATTATCGCCTGCTGGCATATGGCCGTGTGGTGGATAAAGCCGCTGTAATTGCCGCTGCTGTATATGTAGAAGACCTGGAAAGCGAAGTAGCAGTTGATGCAGATGGTAAGATCGCGGTAGGTATACTGTCACATCTTAAAGCAAAGATCACGCAACAGATCAATGTGGCCATGGCCGATCAAATCAGTGGCGTGGAAGTATATATCAATCCTGCACAAAATGTGATCAGCACCGGTAAATTAAGTGTACAACTTCGTATTCGTCCGTTCGGATATACTTCATTCATTGATGTTGACCTGGGTCTTGTTGCCCCGGCCATCTAAAAAATAATTTATGCCAACATTTAGCACAAAAGAATGCGCCTGGGCGCATGTATCTGTAACCCTGTTAGGCCGCACCATCGTAGGCCTGCGTGGTTTTGAATTTAAGAAAACGGTTGAAAAAGAGCATCTCTATGCAGCCGGTGACCTGCCGATTGACATCCAAAGCGGTCAGCAAAAATTTGAAGGCAACCTGAAGCTGTTGAAGTTTGAGGTAGATATGTTGAACGATGCGGCGGCCAGTGCCAACTATACCGACATTCTGGAGGTACCGCATGACCTGATCGTAATTACGTGCGATTATAAAAAACGGGATACCGATCCTACTCGCACCATTACTGTATCAGGCGTTGCATTCAACGAATTGACCCTGACCATGGAGCAAAACGCAAAAATGACCGAAGTAACGCTACCGTTCCTGGCCATGAACATTGAATACAGTAACTAGAAAATTGCATAATCCCATCACAATGATACAAACAGACAACACCAACAAAGGATCAATTAAGGAAATAAGAGAGCGCGAACGAAAAGAACAGGAAACCAAATTGCGCCAACAATGCCAGGAACTGGCGTATGAGCGCTTTGGTGAAGAACAGGTAATAAAATGGGGCAATCAATACAAAGGATTGTGGTATTTACCGGTAATGGATGAAAGCGATGAAAACATTGAAGTAATTGCTTTGATGAAGCCGATCAACCGCCACATTCTTTCGTACGCTTCAACTAAAATTTCCGACGAAGGCCTGTACGCATTCCTGGAACAATGTATGCGCGAATGTTTTATCGCCGGCGACAACTCCATATTGGATGACGACGATTATTTCATTCCTGCAGCCATGAAGTTCAACGCAATTCTGGAAGGTAAAAAAGCGGCTCTACTAAAAAGGTAAGCGATGCAGCAGCGAAAGCCGAATACGATGTATTTGGCTTTCTTGAAACTATAGTGGAATACTATACAGGGCGTGATGCATCGCAATTGTCTGACGACGCCCTGGCAATGAAACTGGCACATATTAACCGCCTTCGCAAAATGGAAGCTGAAAGCGGTATGGTAAACTTTTAAACGGATTATAGCGTGGCAAATAGTATTGCAGAATTATTGGCAAACTGGAAGACATTGGAGACAATTAATAAAAAAATAAAGACAATAAAGAAAATAAGTCTTGATGTCTTTGATCAACAATCCTTTGGCCCTATAAAGAAACATGCTAAAGAACTGGCTGTACAAAACAATAAATTAGCCCACAGCTATAATGATATCACCAAGTCGATCAAGGAAACTGAAGAAAAAATTAAAAACAGTACCCGGCGAAATGATATTGAAAAGTATACCAAACAGCTGAATAAATTAAACAAACAAGCAGAAAAACATCCAGGTAATGGGGAAGGAAAGGAAAAGGGCGGCGGAGATAACCTCTTAGTGTCCTCCATTAAAGGACTGTTCAAAGCCGATAAGTTGATTAGTGCTGGCAAAGAGATCCTTGTAAAAGGTATGGACCAGGAAAAGCGAATTGCTTCATTGTCCCCGGCCCTGGGTGGTAAAGTTAATGCAGCGCAGGCCTATAGTAATATAAAAGGAGATGCTCAATCAACCCCTTTCGATCTCGAGAGCATGTATAACGCCAACGCAGCCCTGATCCATGCAGGCTCCAGTGCAGAAGCTGCCCGCGAAGATGTGTTATCTCTGGGCAGGGCTGTTTCCTTTTCAGGAGGTGGCAATGAAGAGTTGACAAAGATGGCTGAATTAATGGCGGAGGTTAAAAGCGCTGGCAGTATTGCCGGCAAGGACCTTCAAAAGTTCGCCGATGGCGGGGTTGATGTTTATGCTGCACTGGGAAAAAGTGCTGAAGAAGTCCAAAATATGACGTTGTCTTACGATCAGTTGCATACTGCTTTGCACAATGCCGGTATGGAGGGCGGTGCCTTTGCTGGCGCCATGGAAATGCAAAATGAAACAGCAACGGCAAAGCTGGGCAACTTCACAGATGCCATGGAAGGCGGTCTGGGCACTTTGGGAACGGCCTTTCTACCCGTCCTGAACAAACTCTTCGATTTTGGTATAAAGCTCGTCAATACACTGCTGCCCCAGATCATGAATTTTATCCAACCGGTAATTGATATCCTGAATTCTATACCACTGGACGCCATATTATCCGATGTAATGAACATGGTGGGCGTTATTCTGGCCGCACTGACACCCGTTCTTGCTAATCTGAAACCGCTGTTCGCTGCCCTGTTTGAAATAATACAACCGCTGTTAGAGGTAGCTGGTGAATTTGTAGGCATTCTGATGAAAGCGCTCGCTCCCACATTGGGGGCTATCGCAAAACTCGTAAGTGCCGTGCTTGGCCCTATAATAAGATTTGTAGGTGCCATCCTGATAGGCGTGTATTATATCGCTGGCAAGATCGTGAAGTTCCTGCAACCAATTTTTGACGCCATCAACTGGTTTATTACCAAAATCGCGGATGGCATAAACCGGTTCATGGATTTTATTGGGATGGACAAGATCGGTAACAAGGAGGACGCCGCCCCGATTCCTGGTCAACCAATGGAAATGAACGCTACGGTTGATGCTTACCAACCAGCTTTTGCTGATAAAGACACCAGTTTATGGGCGGCAGGAAATATTGCAAACCCGGCAGTAAAAAGTAAAACGGGTGTAGAAAAATCAGCCAGTAAAACTGCGGGTGAAATAACCAGCGGCGGCCCGCGGGTGGTCAACATCAACGGCGTGAAGTTTACCGAGAAAATAGAATTGCATGTAACAAATGCCAAAGAAGGTCTTTACGACCTCGAATTAAAGTTGCAGGAAATGTTTTTACGAATTCTAAACAAAGGCGCAGTTATACAATGAGCACATTAATATACGACCTCGATCAGTTATACGAGTCAACATTCGGTATAAGGCCTTTCCGGGTAAATGGATCGGGTAACACCAATAAGTTTACGCATGCTTCAGGCTCGGCGTTAACGACCAACTATTTGAACAAGGAAATATGGTTGCCTACAAAGTTTACAGCATTGCCAAATACATTCGAAAAACAGCAGTTCTTCCTTCCTTACTCGGTCATTAAGATATCCGGTAAAAAAACCATTGTAAAAACAGCTATGGCTGAACGCAGTGGTACGGTAAAGGAATTGTACAGCACCGATGACTATTCAATAAGCCTGAAGGGTTTTTTTATCGATGATAAGAATCGGACATGGCCTGAAGCAGATCTGAAGGCATTCAGGGAGTTATTCGAATTGCAATCGGCCTTCGTGCTCAACAATGCATTGACCGACGTGTTTTTGGGCGGGGAAAAGCGGGTAGTGATCGAAAGTTTCGATCTGCCGGAAGTGGAAGGCGGCCGTAAACATATCAGGCCATTTGACATTCAATTAGAAAGTGATAGCATATTCACACTGGAGGTAGCATAATGTTTCAAATGACATCCACTGTAAACGTAGAAGGCATAAAGAATATCATTAAACCAAATGCCATAACATGGAAGAGAAGTGTCACTGATTATAGTGATACGGCTACCATTAAACTGCCGGCTGTGGCCATGCTCAAGACAACAGGCGACAAATATGAACGAGTTGAAACCGGTCTTCAGTTCAAAGAGGGTTTGCAAATAACAATCGCCTGCGGTTACGACGGCAAAAACGAACTGCGGTTTAAAGGGTTCATCAGGCAGATCAAGCCCAATACGCCGCTCGAGATCGAGTGCGAGGGATACAGTTACCAGCTGCGGAAAATTCAAACGTTCAATAAGAGCTATAAAGCAGGCACGCGAATGAAAACAGTGCTGAACGACCTGATAGCCGGCACACAAATAAAATTAAGCAAGGCCATTCCCGATGTAACCATCGAAAGCCCGCTAAATTTTTCTGGCAAGACAGGCATTCAGGTGATCGACTGGTTTAAAGAGCAACTGCTGATGACCACTTACTTCATTTTCGATGAATTGTATGTCGGGTTTAAATATACCCACCTGGGAAAAACCATCAAACTGCAGCTTGGCTGGAACGTGGTAGACGACAATGACCTCAAGTTCAATCCTAAAAGGGAATCGACGGAGGCGACCGTATCCTTAAGCGCAAAACAAAAAGACGGCAAAACACAATATGCCGATCCCAAAAGCAAAGGCAACGGTGGTAAGCAGATAAAAATGAATGTACGGGTCGATAGTGGTACTATGAAAAAACTGCAGGACGACCAGAAACAACAACAGTTGAACCGGGGCTATGAAGGATCGCTTACTGCATTTCTTGTTCCGTTTGCCGAACCAGCCATGGCTGTGCAAATTGAGGATCCTAAATACCCGGCCCGCTCCGGAAAATATTTTGTCGAAGGTGTGGAAGGGGAGTTTGGCTCAGGTGGTGGCAGACAAAAAATTAAAATAGAAGCAAGCTTATAACATGGGAAGAGAAGAACAAATACGGCAATTGCTCGATGAACGGGCAGCCCGGGTTGGTCCTTCGCCAACCATGTTGGCCACTGTAAAAAGTGTAGATGAAGGCGAAGCAACCTGTGTTTTGTCCGACGAGGAAACCGCACTGGACTATTATGATGTTCGTTTACGGCCGGTGTTAGATGGTAAAGAAAGTATTACCATTTTCCCAAAGGTTGGCAGCTGGTGCCTGGCAGTACGCCTTGAGAACACCGACGAATGGATGGTGGTGGCCTGCAGCCAGGCAGATAAATGGCGGTTAATGATCGGTGAAGCGATCATTGAACAGGATGCAGCCGGTTTGCAGATAAAAAAACAAAACGATACGCTGCGCCAGGCACTTGAATTAATTATCCAGGCTGTAATGAAAGTAGTGGTAATACAGGGAACAAACCCTGACTACGCGAAATTACAACAGGCATTAACTAAAATTCAAAACATACTCCGGTAATGGCTTTAAACAAAGATGTACTGGGAGCCGCCTTGTATAACAAAGCAGGCGCTTACAACGACAAGGATATCGATAATATCGATCAGGCGAGGCAGGAGTTCTGGAAAGGCGTAGCAGAAGAGATCATCAATCACTTAAAAAGCAACGCAACCGTAACCGTTCCTGGAACAGGTTTATTATCACCACAAGGGCCTGTAACAGGAGTAAGCACAACAGGAACCATTTTATGATTGATATATTATTAGACCCGGCCAGTAATGATCTGTTGCTCGATGCGGCAGGTAATGTAAAGATCGGCAACAGCGATGAACAACATCAGGCTTTGCTACTGCTTTTTGACAAAGGCAGTTTAAAAGAAAACCCTGATGCCGGTGTTGGTGCCTTCAAATACATTGAAGCAGAACAACCCGAAGAATTACTGCGCGAAGTGCGGATGCAATTCACCATGGACGGCATGGAGATAAACCAAATTGTTTTTGAAAATAACAAACTGTCTATAGACGCTCCATACAATGAATAAGGTAACTGTATCATATGGGCAAACCTGGCTCGACATTGCTTTGCAGGAGCTGGGCGACATGGAACGGGCAATTGAACTGGCCCTGCTGAACGACCGCGCTATCACCGACGACCTGCAGGCAGGTGTAGAATTGATGGTGCCCGACTTTGACTCTGACAAAAGGGACATCGTTCGATTGTTTGGCAACAGCGCCAATAAACCCGCCAGTGGCGACACATTTATTGCCGCTTCACCCGATTCAATTGGAGAAGGTATCGAATTCTGGGCCCTTGAAAACGACTTTGTAGTTTCTTAAATAAAATAAGTATGCTGAAAAATTATTTCAAACCAACACCTAAAAAGTTATTAAAAATCTCCCTTGCCCTGCGGGGCATGGTGGCAACCGTTAGTGGCGCAGCTTATTTTCAAAACGATCTCAAAGCAGCATTCTGGTTCCTGGTGGCAGGCGCAGGCATCGATTTCATTATTCAATGCCTCGATCCAAATACAGGCGCCGATAAACAAAAACAAGAGCCAATACAAACTTTATTACAAAAACAGTATACAAATAATGGCACGCAAAATAACTGAGATACAGGCCGACATTACCAGTACCCTGGTTACTGAAATGGCTGCTATTAACATTACCATTAATCCGGCTACCTGGAGTAAAGCCAATTTGTTAAGGCTGATCACCTATATCGTAGCCGTGTGCCAATGGACCATTGAACAGTTACAGGATGCACACAAGGCAGAAGTAAATGAATTGATCGCCACAAAGAAACCGCATTCATTACGCTGGTATGCGGAGAAAGCAAAAGCCTTTCAGTTTGGCGACAACCTGGTGCCGGAGAATGATTACTATGATAATACCGGTATACCGGAAGATGAAATAGAAAATGCAAAGGTGGTAAAATTTGCCGCGGTGGTTAAACAGAAAAGGGCGAACGGGCGGATCTACCTACGGGTAAAAGTCGCCAGAGCAAATGGCGCCGATCTGGCGCCGCTTGACACGGACCAGCTGGATGCATTGCGTGAATATTTCAACAGGATAGCTGATGCAGGTTTGGATATAGAAGTTGATAGCGGTGTAGCAGATCTGCTTCAATTAAAATTGAGGATCTATTACAATCCGCTTATCCTTGGTGCCAATGGCAGCAGGCTCGATGGTACAGACAACATTCCTGTTCCCAATGCAATCAGGACTTACCTGCAAAACCTTCCGTTCAATGGCCTTTTCGTGTTAGCTCAGTTGGTTGATGCATTACAGGCGATAGAAGGGGTTGAAATACCTCATGTGCTCACCTGTCAAACCAGCTATGCCCAGTTTCCCCCTACCAGTGTAGATGTGGAGTATGTACCCGATAGCGGATACCTGCGCATAGATGAGGATTCCTTAAAAAATATAGAATACATAGCGCATAGCCAGACAAAATAAGTAGAACAATGAACGAAAGCATTTTCGATATAAAGTACAAAAAGCTCACCACCTGGCTGGTGCCCCAGGTATTGCGCAAACCAAAAACAATGGCCTTATTAAACGCACTGATAAGCCCGGTGGTGTTTATCTACAACCTGTTTTTGATCAACCGGCGCAATAACCTGTACAAGCTGAAGATCACGCCCCAGGTATGTTATATTGAAATGGCCCTTAATGATAAATACGACAGTGGTAACCGGCTGATAAAAATAGTACAACCCAAAAGAAAAGAACCTTTGTTCTTATATAAAAAGATAGAAAATAAACCGGTTCATCTGTTTACTAAAGGGGAGGCTGCGCAACCTAAGACAATCCTCTATCTGAAAGGGGAAGCCAGCGCTTTCCAATACGATTTTATTGTACAGGTGCCGGCAACCGTTGCTTTTAATATGAATGAGATGATGGCAGTAATAGACAATTATATTCTGCCCGACAAAGTATATAAAATTTCAATTGTGTAAATATGTATAAACGAATTGATTTTTCAAAGCTGGAAGGATTGGCTACTTACCAGGACACACTCGACTTTCTTCAGGCATCTTACCGGGAAACTATAAGTGCCATAGCTATGGCATTCGGCAGCAAGGTGATCGTGACCGGTGTAGTTGACTTAGGTGTTTCTTATAGCGATGGATGGGTGATCATTGACGGTGAACTGATGCCTTTTGTTCCCGGTTTAAAAGCAGACCGGATAATAGTGGAAGACATCGCTGATACCGAAATCTTTAATGATGGGTCCATTCAATCGGTATATTATACCAAACGGGCAAAATTTGGCAATACCGGCGGTTATCTGTTCACTGATTTCATTAGAGTAGATACGTTGACTTCTATCAGTCAGGGACTCAAAGGTCTGATAACGGCGCATAATAATTTACAGGCAGCCTTTAATACACACACGCATTCCTGGAATCAGATAACTGACAAACCTGGGTCATTCAATCCTTCGCCACATCGTCATAACTGGACCGATATTGATAACAGGCCACCCTATTCTATACTATATGCAGGCATAAGCTGGATTGGAGACCCTGCTACGGATAACGGCCAGGAATGGAGGTGGGTATTTTTCCCATCGGTCGGTACCGACAGATATATTGTAGCAGGTACTATGAACAGTCAGAACGACTGGAATAACTGGGTTGCGGATAACAACGTTACCTGGGCAGTGAAAGACAGAGAACCCGCTGCTTTCAAAGTATTATGTCAGGATAACGGAGGCGGCGTCCAAAAACTTCAATTCGAATACGCTTTAATTTCTTATTAACACATGGCTATACAAAATATCAATACCCTGAAGAGTTGGTTTAAACGGGGCTTTAAACCATTACAGCAACAGTTTTACGACTGGATGGATAGCTATTGGCATAAAGATGAGCAATTACCTATCTCGTCAGTGAGCGGCCTGGAGAATATATTAAATACGCTGCCTTCACAGGGGGCAATAACCGCTTTGCTGGCAGTGTTCCTTCCTGAACTGATCAATGCCTCGGCCGATTTGGTATACACATTAAAAGCAAACAGCAGACTACAATCTGTTATTATCATTCCTTCAGCGGATGTTACTATTAAAATAGGAACATCCGCCGGCGGTGAGGATGTAATGCTGGAAACGCTTATTCAGGCCAATGAAACATTCATACTTGACTGCGCCGTGTATGCGATGACTGATAAGCCGATTTACATAAGTGGAGTTTCAGCCCCTACCCAGTTATTAATTTATAAACGGTAATTATAGCATATGAAACGAATTCTTGTTTTTGCCTTTGCATTTATTTGTATTCGCGCATCGGGGCAACAAGTGCCCAGTCAGGTACAGGCAAAAAGAGGTGTTTTTGATCGTCTGTATTTGAAAGACAATTGGATCACTCGTATCTCAACCAGCCTGAATACTGGTGACACCAGTGATAATTTACTGCCTACAGGAAGCGCTATAGGGCCTTTGATCGCAGGCGCCTTTTTACAAAACCAGTCATCAGTGGCGCAACCTGCCAATTTCTGGATTGCCGGTTCAGCTGTTGTTGGTTCACACAACAGTTATAAAAACACAGGGGCTTCTGGTTGGCCGGCTTTATTTAATGTTACCCATGGCGGCGGGCAATATGGTCTAAGTATCCAGCGGTCATCGGCCGATCAGGGCCCTGCAGATATTGTACTGTATAAAAATAATCAGTTGGCTGCTTTTGGCAGTGATCTGCGTCCGTTAAGCCTGGGCGATCCGGTTGGGCAAATAAGCTTCTCCGGCATTGCAGGTGATAATAGTACAGTTAGAAGCCCCATGAGCATAACGGGCCGTATAGAAAAAGCAGCGCCTTCCTATATGAGCAGCGGGTTTGTCTTCAGTACAACAGATAACAATGGCGTTGCCAGGCAAACCTATTTAAATGCGCAGGGCAATTTGCTGATAGGCGGTAATCCTGATAACATCGCAAATAATTACAGGCTCAATGTAGCCAGTGGCGATGTACGGGTGAACGGCCTTTCTGAGAATGGCGATGTATTGGTGATGGCAGACAGCAATGGGGTGCTCAAAAAAATATACATGGGGTACGGTTTAGCGATCTATGATGGCTATCTGTATGTAAATGGAGCAGAGGAAGATGATCCGGACTATAATCTTCAACAATATACGGCTTCCCTTCGCATTTATAACCAGGAAGTGACTGCATATGCGTTTAAAGGTCAAATGGATATTATATGGACGCGCGATTCAGTGGGGCATTATACAGGTACCGTTCCAGATGGTGATCCATTTATTACGCCATTTACCTGGCTGCACTCAAGCACAGGTCCCTCGTCGGTCAATGTGGGCGCTACGCGGTTATATGCACCCGATGCACATACTTTAAAACTGGTAGTTAAAGACGGCAACTTCAATGATACAGATGATTGGAAGGATATTACAATTGATATCCGGATCTACATATCAGGGTAATTATTCAAAAGCAATTTTGTTATGAAACGATTATTAATAATAGCATTTGGCTTTATATCATTGTATGGAAAAGGCCAGATCTCAACGCTTCAGGTACAGGCAAAAAGAGGCGTGTTTACCGAGCGGTTAAATATAAATGGCCAATGGATCGATCGCATTTCAACCGACCTGAATACCCCAGACAGCGCTAATGACAATGTGCTGGCTACGGGTAAAGCTATTGCCGATTTTTTAAGACCCAGAACAAGCGGGTATATTAAAAATCAGTTTTTAGCGCCACAGCCCGCCAGTGTATGGATACAGGGAAGAGCAGTAACGGGTTCAGTGCCCGAATACCTGCCCCTTCTTTCTGCAGGGATGCCGGCCCAGGTAAACGTTACCTATGGTGACAGAGAACAAGGGGCTTCGGTACAACGGTCATCCAACGATCAGGCACCAGCGAGTGTGGTATTTTTTAAAAACAACAGCTCCGATATCAATACATTAAATGCCTTGCAACCAGGAGATACACTTGGCAGTTTGTCTTTTTCGGCACATACAGGCGATTTATCGGCTGTTAATAATGTAATGGACATTCACGGCCTGGTTGAAAAGATTGCACCTACCTATTTAAGCAGCGGTTTTGTCTTTAATACTACCGATACAGCTGGTAACTATGGACAACGCATGTGGCTAAACGCAAATGGGAATTTGCTGTTGGGGAATGGAACAACGAACCCATACCGGTTGAATGTGGCGGCCGGCGATGTCAGGATCAATAGTTTGGCAGTGCCATCGTATTATGGCAACCTGGTGAGTGCCAATAACGACGGGGTGTTAACGCCATTGCCGAATGGCGGAACCCTGTGGGCAGACGACAGCGGCCGGATCAATGCCGAGGTTGGGCCTCCGGAAAATCCAAGAGTATATACAGCGTTGTTATCGCAAACAGGTCAGAATGATCCGGTGGCGCATGTACTACAAAATACCCACCAGGTTCAAATTAACTGGACACGCAGCGCACCCGGTGTGTATTTTGGAAAACTAGTTGCCGGGAATTTTGGCGGGCCCCGTTTTTTGTATGCAGAGGCGTCTGATGAAGCAGGCAATGTATTCAGTGCACAACTGCTTTTTCATCGTTACGTGTCTGAAGAAGATCCTGACTATTTCATGTTAGTAGTTAAGGACAATAGCCTGGCGAATATGGATGGATTTACAAACCTCTCCATTCAAATAATCAACAACCTTGACTTTTAA